ATTTTTTTTGGTGCAATAGTAACTGATTTTATCACCGGTGTATTAGTAGCCGCTAAACAAGGGAAGTTAAAAAGCCGAACTTGTAGTAATGGGATGTTCCGATCAATCGGTGAGTGCATTGTGTTAGTGATTTTTATGTTTATAAACCGAATGGTTCCAGGACTAAATTTAATCTTAAGCACTTTTATCCTCGGATTCATATTCAAAGAAGGTTTAAGTGTTGTTGAGAACTTAGTTCAGTTAGATGTATGGATTCCGGACTCGATTAAGAAAATGTTAGAAGTGGGCGTAAACAAAGTCAATTCAAAAGAGGTGGAGTGAAATGGCGCAAAAATTAATTTTACCAATCAACAAGATGCGAGTAACAGCAGGATACAAAAATGCAAATTATCGTAAAGATTTCGGATATACTCATTACGGAGTAGATGCGACTGATAAAGATCGCAAAGATAAACGTGTTTGGGGAAGCGGTAACGGAGAAGTCACTCATGCTGGGTGGCATCCTAGCGGCGGAAACGTCGTTGTCGTTGTGTATAAAGAGTGTGAAGCGAAAAATGGTAAATGGTACGATATTGCTATGCGATACTATCATTTAGATAGCATCAATGTAAAGGTTGGGCAAAAAATAACGAAAGATACCGTAATCGGTAACTACGGAAATACAGGTTCATCTAGCGGAGCACACTTGCATATCGAAGTTGATCACGACATCAAATACCCTAATTACACACCTCAAACTTCGAAATCAAATAGCGTGTTAAAGAGCGGAACGGATACGACTTTAAACCCGGTGGACGTTCTGTGGTGTAAAACATCAGCGCCGGACAAACAATCAGTACACAACGCCGGTTATAACACAGTAACTGCAAACGACTTGGATTACAAAGTAACTAAATAATGTGGTATAATAGATTCATAGGTGTTAGCCTAAATATAATAAAAAATCAAATATCACATAAAAATCTCTATCAGATGAAGATTTAATAAAAAGAGGTAGATTCGGGCGATTCCGTTTCTACCTCTTTTTTATTTTATTTAATGTCATAGATTCGGATTCTCAAGTCGCAATAATCAGCGACATATTGGTTTCTTGCTCCATCAAAGGTAAATCTTTTAACGTTCGGAAACGTGAAAAAAGAATCACCAGTGTGGAACGTAAAATCCATGCCTCGCTCTCGGAATTGATTCGTGCAAGTGTCCCTTATAATTGAATTAAAAGCACCATATTTAATTTGAACGCTAAAGCAAGAGTATGTTTCTAATTTTTTTAAAACTTCGCTCAATTTCATTATCGTTATCATCCTTTCGTAATCAATAAAACCACTAATTTTTATAAAATGCAATTAAAAAAGTATTTTTAATCGACTAACTTCTTGCTAACTTCATGATATAAATCGTATAGATCATGTGAAATATAATCCGCAACGTGACAGAAGAACCACCAGTCTAGGCATGGCATAAACTCTTTCGGTGTATTCTCTTTAAAACTAAGATACTTCTCAATAGCTTCTGATGTATTTAAGCAACCTTCAAAGTCAATTTTTTCAAAATCCCATTTTTCCATAAAGTTCACTCCTTTAGTTATGGTTTAAAGGTGGAATCGGCATACAGCCGACTCCTTAAAAGTTTTCGATTTCATCTAAAGTATAAAAACCGTGATCCCAAGTTCCTTCGTAACGTTGAAATACTACGCACACATCTTCCTCAATAACGTTTGAAATCCATAAATCATCATTCACCTTATTTAACTTTAATACCTCACCATAATAATTAACTTTCATCATCATCAACTCCCTTTCGCTTTATATTATATTATATGCTCTAACGAAACAGATTATACATAAAACATCACAAAATGTACGGATTATTGTTGACGTTTTCGGATTTTAGGAGTATTATATTACTGTAAACATCACAAAAAGTACGGATTCATGTAAATGATGAAAGGAGAGGTAAGAAATGATTTTAGGTTTAGATATCGGAAATTTAACAACGGTTTGTGTTTCGGAAAATAATGAGGTAGTGTTTGAGAGTCGTCTTAAACCATACCAACAATTAAACAGATTTAGCGGCAATGATGTGTTTGAGATCGACAATCAAAAATTTATTTTTGAGGAAGGATATTTCGAAAATAATTTAATCAAACACGAAAAAGAAAATTTCATCAATCTAGTTTACTACGCCATCGCAAAAACTTGTGATAGCAACTCTATCTTCTTAACTGTTGGGGTTCCTGCTGGGCAATACAATAGTGAGCGCGAAAATATCAGACGAACATTAATGCAAAACTCATGCAAAACCGTTAAATTAAACAATAAATTAAGATCAATTACAATCGAAGATGTGTTTGTTGCTCCGGAAGGATATGGGGTTAAAGTTGAAGCCTTAACCGCTATTAACAATAACTCTAAGACGTTAGTAATTGATATCGGTGGTGGAACAACAGATGTTGCTGAGTTTGATGAAAAAGGGAAATTTATCGGTGGTAAATCTGTTAAAAAAGGTTTAATTGATCTATACAAAGAAGTGGCTGACACATTAGATAACGAATACCGTTTAAGTGTATCTTTAGAGGATGCGCGAAAATATTTCGACGGAGAGTTATCGGTGAAGAATGATAGTTTCGAAGAAGTTACAGAATATAAGAAAGACGCATTGTTGACTTTAGGGAAGTATTTGCTTAATGAATTACGTGGGATGTATACTAATCTGTCTCAGTACAATATCGTCCTAAGCGGCGGCGGTGCTAAGATACTACATCCGTTATTTTTAAAGGTTTATCCTCAAACTAAAGCTATCACTGACATTAAAGCTAACGCTAAGGGATTTAGAAAGGTTGGAGTGGCGAAATGGCAAAAGAATTAAGAATCACTTTCAAAGAGAGCGAGATGTATCTATACGAATACATCAAACAGAAATCCAGTCCAAGTGCTTTTTTAAAGGATTTGGCTGCTATCGAACAAAGAAGAGAAACCATATATTTAAACAATCAAGTCGCAGCTAACGAACCAGTGATCCAACAAGTAGAGCAAGTTGGAGAGTCTAAAAGCATTGATGATTTAGATATTAGCGACTTGGAATTTAATAACTAAGCACTTGGTATATCCAGGTGCTTTTTTTGCATTTAAAAAGCCTATTTTAAGTGTATAAACACCTCAAAATTAAACCAAACTAACGTAAGAGGTGGATTTATGACAAAAATCAGAGCCAGCTTATTAACTTTCACGATCGTTGTAGGCTTCATATCGTACTCTCTAACGATGTTTTTCGATGGACTGGTAAGGTTAGACTCAGCAACGATAGCAACCGCCATACTGTGCTTATTTTGGGTTTATATTGCCCATTTATATAAAAAAGAAAAAAGATTAGCTAAGGAGCAACAAGAGAAAAAACATAGATACACTTATGGTATGCCGATCTTCATCGATACTTATTTGCCGCCTAGAGTTAGGAAAATCCAACTTTCACGCAAAACAATAAAAGAATTACAAAGCATGGATCCGTTCAAATTTGAGGATTATATCGCCGCTATCTACAAAAAACTAGGCTATACCGTTCAACAAACTAAAAAGACCGGTGATGGTGGGAAAGATATAATCATCAAAAAAGGCGGTAAGACTTACTTTGTTGAGTGCAAAAGATACCAAAAACCAATAGACGCTCATAAGATGCGCGATTTCATCGGCGCTTGTGCCATAGGAGGGCCTAACATAAAGGGCATCTATGTAACCACATCTAGCTTTACTAAAGACGCTGAACAAGCCGCTAAACAACAAGGGATCCAGTTAATATACGGTGAAAAATTAACAGATCTAATAGATTCCGCAAATTTTTAAAAGTATATTTTCAAAAAGTGTATTTTCGTTGATTCTAAAATACACTTTTGCTCATATAATGTACTAAATCAAAAATATTCAAAATATATTAAACGAGGATGTTTTCAGTGTTAAGCTGGAAAATACAAAATAGGAGCCATAGCACTTGATGCGACAACAAATAGCGAAGCGCATTTAATAAAGAGGGAGGGGTGTAGTTGCCCCGACCGAATTTATTAAACTGCCCATTTTTAAAAATTTTATTCAAAAAAGTTAAAAAAAGAGGGTGTAATATTATGGTAGATCCTATTTATGCGATTTTAGGCATGACGATTATAGCTGCCGGAAACTCGGTATTAAAAAAACTCTCTTCGCCAGGGGAAACCGACAAAGAGAGAACGGAAAAGATGATGAAGGACAGAATGAATGATTTTTTTAAGACGGTTAAACTTTGCAACAAAAAAGAAGAACCCGAATACGCCTATGTTAAGTGGGCAAGTGATTATGAGTCATACACAATAATCGGAGTCTCACTACCTAGTGGATGCGATATTAATGCACTTTTAAAACTAGAGAGCGCGCTAGAAAATGAGTTTCAAAACGATGTAGAGATTTTATACGATAACCAAAATTATCGAGTTAAGATTTTCAAAGGTCATCTAGGAAAGCCAAACAGTTATCCATTCGAAGTCGTTCCAGTTCCGGATACAAATCATCTTTATATAACAACTGGAATGAGTTTAGATGGTCCTGTAACGATAAACTTAACAAAGACACTCCCTAACATTTTAGGTGCTGGGACAAGTGGTTCCGGTAAATCTGTACTTGTTAAATCTATTTTGTGTCAACTAATCGAAAACTATACGCCGGATCAATTAAAAGTTATTTATTTAGATAATAAAGGCGGCGTTGAAGCTAACACTTTTAAAAACATCAAACATTTAGCCGCTATCTCTAGCAATGTTGAAGGGACAATCGTTGAGTTGATGAAAATCAAAAAAGAAATGTTCAGACGTTTAGAGCTTATCAAGAACAAAGATGCAACAGGCATTGTTGAGTATAATAAGAAAGTTACACCAAGAGAAAAACTTCCTTTTATTTTTGTTGTAATCGATGAATTATTTTCTTTTGCAACTCTCCCAGCGTCACCGCCCAATAGAAAAGAAACGGATCCAGGAGATGCGATATTCAATCAAAAGACAGCGTATCGGACAATGGCTGAGATAGCTTCCATGTGTCGCGCGGTAGGTATTCATCTAATGTTTTGCACTCAACGACCTACGTCCGACGTTATCCCTACGCTGATTACTTGTAACTGCGGCATTAGAATTGGATTGCGAACAAGTAATGAACAAGAAAGTCGCAACATCATAGAAAATAAAGGCTTAGAAATCATAGATTTAAAAGCTGTAGGGCAAGGCATTGTTAAGACTGATAAATTAACACGATTTCAAACGTTTTGGACAACAGACGATAAAATAAAAGCTATATGCTCTAAACACAAAAAAGCACAAGTAATCATTCCGAAACCCAAGACAAAACAAGCAGAAGTACATAAAAACCAATCGAGCGATGTTGCTTTCTAACAAAAGGAGGGGAGACGGATGGCAGGAAGAAAACACTTAACATCAAGGGATATCAAACTCATAAACTTTTTAGAAGATACCTCTCTACTTATTACAGCGCCACAAGCTGCTAGAATGTTTTATAAAAGTCCAACAGGCAATATCCAATCATCGCTAACTATCGCACGGAGAAGATTAACGCAAGCGTGTGAATTAAAACAACTCAATAGATATCGAGATCACATTGATCAAACCTTTATCTATTACACCGGGAAAAAACCAAGAAAGACAGAACACAAATTATTAATCACTGATTTTTTAATACATTTCAATGATGAGTTTGAAATACTAGAAATTCATACAGAATTTAAAGTTTTAGAGATCAAGTACGGAATTAGACCGGACATCTATATTGTATTTAAATTTGGGACACACATTGTTTCAGCTTTGGTCGAGTGCGATAATACAAAAGGATTCACGAATGGAGAATCATATTCTAGGATAATGAACGACAAACGAAATAAAGTCATAAACTCTTTATTACCTTACCCATTATTAATAATTTCATGCACCGACAAGAAAAACGATCATGAGTTTAAACCAATTACGATTAAAACTGATTTTAGCGACTTTTCCAAAATAAAATTTGCATTAATTAGAGCATACGATAACAAAAAATGAGAATAATAAAAAAAGGGGACTATCCGAAAGTGTGGATAACCCTTTTTATTTTTATTGTAAAATATGACATTATTTGATATCATTCAATTAGTAAATAAAAAGACTCCCACAAAGTTTGCCCGCTCGGTGGAAGTCTAACACTGTATAAATTAATTACAGACGTAATTAATAGCTTTTTATTAAGTTCGTTTGTAATTATAATATCATTTTGCGCTAAATGCAATAGTTTTATTCCATTTTAGCTGAATTTTGTGTGGAGTCCTTTTGTTTGCTAGATATTTACAGCACCAGGAGGACTTTTTATTATGATTACAAAACGCGCTTATACGCCGGAAGATTGCTTAAAGTTTTATCAAATGCCACAAATTTTTTACAACAAAGAGTCTAAATATTTCAAACTAATGAAAAACGGAATTGCCAGAGAATTATATATGCTATTAAAAGATCGCAATGAACTCTCAATTAAAAACGGTTGGATAGATAAAGAAGGTTATATTTACTTCTACTTCAAACAAGAAGAATTAGCGGAAATGTTAAGAGTTTCGCCTCCTACGTTGAGAAAAGCGTTCAATGAATTAAAAGATGCCGAGTTAATTCATGTTGTTAGACAGGGTATGAATTTACCAAATATCCTTTACTTACTTCAACCTGAAAATGACGTTGAAACGCAAGAAGAACTAGGATATAAAAATTCTTTCTATCCGGATGGAAAAATTCTTTCTGTCCAAGGGAAAAATTCTTTCTATCCGGATGGAAAAATTCTTTCCTCTAATAATACTAAGTTTAACTATACTAATAATATCAATACTAAAAGAGCTAATAATAATAGCAAGGCGCCAGTTCCAAAAGAGTTTTATTACGACTGGATGAAAGAGGATGGAGAATAAAAAAGGAGTTTTGAAAATGAATAAAATTGTAAATCATACAGAATCACACATAAAAGGAGATAACATCATGGTTCCTAACAAGGATATATTAAATCCTGATTTAGATTTAGAGGAATTAGGAACCTTCTTAACTTTGTTTGCGTTTATTGATGAAGGATACTTTACTGATGGTGAATTATTTAATTGTTTCAAAGATCCGAAAGAACAAGTTAAAAAAGTATTTGATAGGTTAATCGTCAAAGGTTATTTAGAAATAATCGAACATGAAGGTGTTACTGAATATCATATTTACGGGAAAGATACGGTTAATTAAAATCTAAGTTTTAAAAAAACTGTAATTAAATCGAATTGCCATTTTTTGTTATATATTGTATAATTTTATCAATCGTTATAAAAAATAACAATTTGAACGAATGTTTGTTTTTTGAATGGTTATGTTTTATCGCTATTCTAGGGATTGATGAAAAAATAAAAGGGTGAGTCGTTCGTGAGAGAAAAAATTCTAAACGTCATTAATCAAATCGATGATGAGGTTAAACTAACAACAATTTACAAATTTATTTTAGGATTAATAAAAAAGGCTGAGAAATAATTCTCGGCCTTTTTTATTTTGCAATTCGTTCAACTAACCCTTCGATAAATTTCCATCCATCATCATCTAAATTCAACATCGCTTTAATAATTTTCGCTCTTGTCGATGACTCATCGTTATTAGAAATGAACATTCCCATAAGATATGCCAGTTCATCGATTTCCGGTTCCGGCTTATACATTTCCCCTGTTCCGAATCTCAACCATTCCTCGTTGACATTGTATTTTTCGCAAATGTCGTTGATTGATCTATCGGTAATGTTTCGTGAACCATTTTCGTAACAAGCTATTTGGCTTTTAGATAGATTAATACCTTCACCGAAATCCGTTTGATTTAAACCTAAGTTTTTTCTCAATTCTTTAATTCTGTTATTCATATTAAATCCACCTTTCGTAAATATATTACTATTATTATATTCGCAAAGCAAACAAAATATTCAAAAAAGGTTGCAAAGCGAAAAAAAATGGTTTATTATTGATTTGTGAGGTTCGCAAAGCGGAAAAAACAGACGACAAACTCACAAAAAGGGGTGAAGGGATGACGATTGAAGAAAAGGCTCAAATCGTGTCGAAAATATTTGCAGCGTTAGATATTGTTCCGCAAGAGCAAAAGGATCAACTAACGGGAATCATTATCGGATATTCGATGGCAAGTCAATTTAAAGAATCTAAGGGGGCGTAGAAATGGGATGGATGGATTTATCGCTTGTGGCTTATGAAAGTATCCATGAGTCAGTAACAGGATTTAAAATCTATCGCCAACATCAACAAGTGGGGACAATCGAAAAACGAAATGGCGAATGGATCGCAGCATTTATGACAGGATTTAAGGTTGTAACGTTTCAGCATGAATCATTTGAGTTTTGTATTAACAAATTATCGAAATTGATTTAGGGGGATTTAAAATGGGAGGTTTAACGATACTAGCATTGTTAATTTTGTTTGTTGCATTTCACAGAGCATTTGAGGTGGCGTTTGTGTTGCTTTGTAGAATGTTGCCAAAACGTCAACGAGTTATGTTTTACAACTGGTTATGCGCAAATGTCTTTATCGACGAGGGGGAAGGATTATGCAAGTAAAAGATTTACCGATGATCGGATACATTGAAAAGACAATCAATGATGTAGTTGCAGACGAAATCGAAAAGGGATTATTGAACGAAGAATCACCAAAAATTATTAAGTTACCTATCGATGAATTGCTAGGGGATACGATAATCGCATTTTTAGACGTTCTAAGCCTTTCTAGTTACATTCTTGAAAAAGATATCGAGGGAGAGTTTTTGACGCTTCAAATCGACGAAAAACGATGTTTAAGCGAATATCAGAAACAAATATCTGAGTGGAAAGTTGAAAGGGATGAGTTAGTGAGGGAATATTTCGCGAATAAAGAGGTGAAGTGATGAACTTTAGTTTTGATGGAGATTTTGCTAAAGAGCATGGAGTTAATGAAGCTATCATGTATCAGTATTTCAGTTATTGGATAGCTAAAAACAAAGCGAATGACAAACATTTTTACGATGGATACACATGGACTTATAACTCTCAAAAAGCATTAACTGAATTATTTCCGTTTTGGAATAGAGCCAAAATACAAAGAATTATTTCATCTTTAGAAAATCAAGGATTGTTAATAAAGGGGAATTATAACCAGTTATCTTATGACAGGACAACGTGGTACGCCTTGCCTAAATTTGAGCAAAGTGTGGTTCAAAATCAAACAGTTAATTGTTCAGATTTGAACAATGAGCGGTTTAAAAATGAACAACCTATACCAATTAACTATCAGTTAACTAAGCAATTAACTAACAAAGATATAAAAGATATTGTCGAGCATAGCCCGACTGAGCCTGTTCCTTACCAGGAAGTAGTTGAATATCTAAACCAAAAAACAGGCAAAAACTTCAAGCACACATCTAAAGTTACTCAACGTCTTATCAGAGCAAGACTTGCAGAAGGATTTACAGTAAGTGATTTTAAGCAAGTGATTGATAAAAAATGTAGTGACTGGTTACGAGATCAAAAGATGAAAGAATATCTAAGACCGGAAACTTTATTCGGGACAAAGTTTGAAAGCTACTTAAATTCAAAAACAACAACGGCTAAACAAACGGGACCATACATTGATTCATGTGGCTTAAAGGTTTTATAGGAGGGAAAAATGAAAAGTTTATCTCAACTAGCTTTAAAACTGTCTAAAGAAATCGATTGGGATTCTAAACTTACAGATAATTATGACGCAGGAGAAAAGACAATCACTCAGCAATTAGTTGAGTTGGATAACCAACGTAAAGGCAATTTAAAAGATTTTGATTGCGAGTTATGCCTAAATAGAGGGTTCATCACTTACTATGACAAAGATAACGACACATCATATATCGATGATTGTGAGTGCATGAAAGTCCGTAAATCAAAGAAAAATGCAGAAGAAAGTGGCATGAAAGAATTATTAAGCCATAAATTGCGGTTTTTTGACGCTGTAGAGCCATTTCAAGTCGAGATGAAGGAAAAGGCTAAGGACTACATTTTGAACGCTCAGAAGTCAAAAGAATGGTTTTTAGCGCTAGGTCAGAGTGGATGCGGAAAAACACACATCTGTTCATCCATCTGTAATGAACGAATGACGCACTATGACGAAGATAAAAAAAGATATGTTCAAGTTAAATACATGATTTGGAATGACTTCGTAGATAAGTTGAAACAAATGAGTTTTGACTCGGATCGTGATAATTACTTCAATGAGTATTCAAAGGCAGAAGTGTTATATATCGATGACTTCCTAAAAGGGAAATTTACAGATGCAGACTTAAATTATGCTTTCAGATTAATCAATTATCGTTACAACAATGATTTAGTGACTATCATATCATCTGAATTGTTAATCAGTGAGTTGCGACAAATCGATGAAGCAATCGCCGGAAGAATGAAACAAAAAGCGACCAATCGCTTTATGGTGCAAATCGGTCGCAATGAAGAGAGAAATTATAGATTTAAAGATGAGGTGGTTTTATGACAAACGGGGAAACGGCTTTGTTCAAAATTGGTATTCATCCAAGCGGAGTAATGGCTAAACGTGTGGTCGGGTTTATCGATTTTTGGACTTCAAGTGATTTAGAGTTTGATGCAGCGTTCTTACGCTACTGTCGAAAAAATGAAATTGAGTTAAAAACATTGATCGTTGACATTATTGCGATAAAACAAAAAGCCATCAGCAATAATGAGATGCTGCAACATCTCTTTAAGCCGATGACTTACGTCGAATTTATTACGGTTCTTGCTCACATGGGGGTTAACTAAGGCGCTGCAACGCTTTAGTTAAACAATAACGTAAATATTTTACACGTTTATTATACGCAAGTCGAGAGTTAAATATTCATAAAAACAAAAATTAGGAGAAAAAACAATGAAGAACGTGGTTAAACAAATGTTGATAGATTTGGGTGTGAATCCGTCGAATAAAGGTTTTAGTGAATTGAGTAAGGCGATTTTAATGGTCGTTGATAAGTGTGAACCTATGATGATGAAAGAAATTTACCAATCGCTTTATCCGGAATCTGAGGTTAAATATTGCGCCTTTGATCGTAACTGTCGATGGGCGATTGAAAATGCTTATTTGGTTGATACGGAGACGTTTAAGCGTTTATTTGGGCAAACGGAAAAATGCCCGAACCTTAAATTTTTCATTCATGCGGTTGCAACAGAAATTCAAATCGATTTCGGAGGGGATAAATAATGAGCAAACCAACATTAAGCCAAGTTGTAGAGTTGAACAAAATGCGTGATGAGTTCCTATATGTTTGGAAGGATGGCAAATGCTACTGCATCGAAAATGATTATGTTGTTAAAAATTTCGGGGATGTTGAAGTTTATGACTTAACCATTCACTTAATGGGAACGCAGAAAAAAGATGGGAAAGTATTTGTTCCTAAGTTTGAAGTGATTTTGTAGGAGGCAGAAAACGTGGAGGAGGTTTGGAAAGAAGTGCCCGGTTATGAGGGGTTATATCAAGTGAGTAATTTGGGGCGAGTTAAATCGTTAAGCCGCATTGTCAAAAAATCAGACGGTGTAACACAAAGAAGATCAGAAAGAATAGTTAAGCAAAGCAATAGTAGAGGGTATAAAGTGTTTAAATTCAGAAATGAACAAGGTGTTAAAACGATAAGAGTGCATAGAGTTGTTGCTGAGTTGTTTTTAGAAAAACCTATCGGAAATATGGTTGTTAATCATAAAGACGGCGACAAATCTAACAACATTTACACAAACTTGGAGTGGGTTACGCAAAAAGAAAATGTCAGACACGCAGTTGAGATGGGGCGAATGGATCAGCGTAAAAAACGGGTTGTTTGCGCGAAAGTAAACGGAGAGTTTGTTCGGGAGTTTGAAAGCATTACTAAAGCCGTTGAGTGGTTAAAAGGAAATATTAATCCAAAAGCGAGAAAATCTCCAATATCGGCTTGTTGTAAAAATAAAAAACACTATAACACGGCATATGGCTTTAAGTGGTATGCCAAAAACTAGGAGGGGTATTTGTGAATATTTACGGAAAATTAGCAAAAATGAAATGCGAGTTTCAAGAAAAACCTTTGAAAAAAACAGGGTTCAACAAGTTTGCAAATTTTAAGTATTTCAAACTTGAAGATATCATGCCGATTATTAATGCGTTAATGGATAAACATGGGTTATGTGGTGTTATTTCATTTGATAAAGAATATGCAACTTTAACAGTGATTAACGTAGACGATCCGACGGAGACGATTGTTGTAACATCTCCAATGGCGGACGCTAACACAAAGAATAGCACACCGATCCAAGCTCTTGGTTCGACGCAGACTTATTTAAGACGTTATCTCTACCTGGCGCTACTGGATATCGTAGAGGATGACGAACTTGATGCAACGTTAGGTAAAGTTGATGAAAATAAGACAAGCAAGACGAAAGCTAATGTCAACGCCGCTAAGATTATGAAATTAATCGAAACTAAATACGTTAATGAGGTTGCAGTGCAACAACACGTTAAAACCGCTTATGGCGTGGATTCTTACGACAAGTTAAGTGACAAACAAGCTAAAGAATTGATCGAAATGTTAAGTCAAAAGCCTGATAAAAATGCTTAAAGCGGTGTTTTGGGATTATCAAGAGGACTCAAGAGGGGCGTGGCTTAAATGCCACATCCCCAATGAGTTGATTGACGAGAGGTTTATATCGGAGGTCATGCACGGGGAAATCAGAGTGGACGACGGTAGAAGGATATCGAGTGATCAACGCAAGAAAGTTTATGCGTTGTGCAGAGATATTAGCGACTACACAGGTCATGATGTTGAGGATTTGAAAGAGAATGTCCTAAAAGTAGGATTCATGATTAAAGAGGATAGAGAGTATTTCAGCTTATCCAATGTAGATATGACGACCGCGAGATACTTTATCGAGTATATATTGGAGTTCTGCTTTGAATGGGATATACCACTAAACGCAAATACAGTCGATTTGGCGCGAGAAATAAACAATTACCTATATTTATGCCTAGTCCATCGTAAGTGCGCTGTATGTGGCAAAAAACACGCTCATATTCACCATGTCGATGCGGTTGGTAGTGGTAGAAATCGAAATGAAGTGGATCATACAAAATTAAGGCTAATCGCATTGTGTGCCGAACATCACCAAGAAACGCACACAATAGGTTGGCAGACATTTGACGCTAAATATAAAGTCGATGGTATCAAAGTGAATGAAAAAACAATAAGAAAGCTGGGGATTTAATGGTATTTCGTAAGTGTAAAGATTGCACTGAGAGACGTTTTAATTGCCATAGTCATTGCGAACCTTACTTAGCATACAGGGAAAAGATGAAGAAAGTTTATGAACTTAGAAGATTGAATTTTGATGCAGATATAGGTCCGGAGATTTATTTAAAAACTAGGGATAGGAGATGCGAGCGGAGATGAATAATTTAATTTATGTGAAGTATGACACTGACCATTTCACGCGAATAAGCCAAGAGGGGGAACTCTATGCGCTGAACAGGGATCAGTTAGAGTTGATAACAAGTATTTTAGAAGATAAGAACATCCCATACTATACATCTAAAGTTGAATTTTGCACAAAGATTAAGTGGGATAAAAATGCGGACAAATCCCTAGAGGAGTATGAGGGGCTAATAATTAGAAATCGAAAAAAAAGCCAAGAAGATATCATAATGGATATCAAGAACGACAACCAAAAAGGGACAATCGATAACTTCTTAAGGACTAACGGGATTACGCTTGATCCATTTTGTAAATTATTCGGTGTTAGAAGTAATACTTACAACCTTTGGAAAGAAAAGAAAAAAATTCCGGCTTGGTTCAAGGAAATAACTATCGATTTAGGGTTTGATGTTAGTGAATTTGATGAGTTCAATAAGGCTAGAACAGACGCGAGTAAAGTTCATCCTAAAATTTTAGAACTGGTGGTGGGGAAAGATGAGAGAGTTTAAAATCCCTGGCAAGGCGCAGGCCAAACAAAGACCTAGAATGGGTAGATCAGGCATTGTATACACACCAAAAGAAACGTTGGTTTACGAGAATTACGTTAAAATGTGTTATTCAGATTACGCCAATCAATTTGGGTGGTTGCCCTATGAAAATCAAGTCAGAGCCGAAATTGAAGTGTTAGTCGCGGTTCCTAAGTCTGACAGTAAGACGAAGAAAAAAGCTAAGATCGAAGGAATGATAAGACCGACGGTTAAACCGGATTGCGATAATTTAGCAAAGTCCATTTTAGATTCATTGAATGGATTAGCTTACCAAGATGATAAGCAAGTGGTTGAATTGAGTATTAAAAAATATTATGCAGAAAATGCAGAAGTGAGAGTCAGATTAACGGAGGTATAAAAATGAACAATGTAACATTAATCGGGAATATCAGTACAGATTTAGAGTTAAAACAAACAACGGGCGGTAAAGCGGTGTGCCAATTTAATTTAGCGGTAAATGGATACGGGGATAAAACGGACTTTATTCCGGTGCAAGTTTGGAATAAACAAGCTGAAAACCTAGTTAAGTTCCAACAAAAGGGTAGCAAAATTGGCGTTGTCGGGCGCATCTCGGTTGAAAATTACGAAGTTGATGGACAAAAAAGAACTTTCACTAAGGTTGTAGCGCATGAAGTTGAGTTTTTAGGTTCAAAGCAACAGGAACGAACGGTGGCAGAAGTGCGATATGAGAAGAAACAACAAGATCCAGGGAGTTACTGGATGAATGGTGGAGATTTTAGTTCAAATATTAACATTAGTGACGAAATGTTACCATTTTAATTGAGTAAAGGGAGAGAACGAAGATGAAGAAAGGGTTTGAAGTATTTAAAGATGGTGTCAACTTAAGAGAACGCAAGGTTAAACGTGGTTATTTACGACAAGAGGAAATGAATCAAGTCATCATGTTAGCGTCTGTTCATCAGTTATTGATGGGCATTCGCTCCTTACACGGTGTCGGAGACAAAGAACCGGCATGGCTTAAGTTCGAAAAGAGTGGAATCATCACAAAAGAGCAAATCAAGTATTTAAAAATGGCGACCACATACCAACGCAAGTTTCTAGATAGCTTTATTGAGGAAAATCTAGATCGCAAAACGAAGGAAGTTATAGCCAAACGCATTGCAAAATGGGAATTACGTGTCGCTGACGACTATCAAATTAAAAAATTAGAGAAGATGTTATCAAAATGCGGTGAGCGTACGTTGACGCTTGGTGAGTTTCATTCGTTAATCGATGGAAAGTTATACGCCGAGTGTAAAGGTTGCACTAAAAATCGCAACGAATGTAAGTTAAGAGATTTTTATGAGGCTAATTTTGTGCCGCCAGTCGACGATCTAGGGAAGATTGAAAGTGGCGAAGTGGCTTGTAATTGTGAATATAGTTATTAAAGGGGGATAAGTTGATGACGGTTGAGGAATATTTGAAAAAACACAATATGAAGCAAAGAGAGTTATCGAGACTTTCGGGGGTATCGCCAAACGCTATTTCTAAATTAGCTAAGGGCGAAGGGAGATTTGGTGTCCAAACGGCTAACAAGTTAGCTAAATTAGGGATTTCAATTCCTAAAGAAATGGTACTAACGCCATCTGAAAAAGGGAAAATGGGTGGAGAAAAAGCAAAACTTCTCAGAGAATCAAAAGAACTCGAAGCAGAGATCGCGGCAACTAAGCAAAAAGTGAAATTAAAAAGATTCCAAGTTGTCGCTATGAAAAAATTCGGCAATACCATTGTGTCAAAGAAATTTAAAGCTGACGGAATTATTGATGAGTTTGCTAGGTTAGGGATGAAAGTTGAACTTAAAGATTTCAAAGACAAAACTTACTACGGTTGGAATACGCACTACATCGTTCAATTAGTAGATTAGAATAGTTATTTTAAATGGGGGATAGATATGCCGTTAAATGCAATTGAGGCTTTGCGAACTTACAAATGCAAAAAAGAACAATTAGCAATGATTGAGTCACAATTGGAGTATTTAGAAAAACCTAAAATTAAAGCTAAGGTGATTACGGACGATATTCCAGGACCGCGAATGAGTTTAGAAGAGCAATACGAAAGATTGATGCTAAAGAAAGATCGATTAAGAGTGAAATGGTTGGCGGTTAGGCTAGAGGTAGCAGCAATCGAAAGGGCCTTATCGTTAATGCAGCAATATATGCCAGCTGAAACTAATGCTTTGAGAATGCGATATTTAGAATTGAAAAGTGTTGAGTTTGTCGCAGAAGAGTTGGGGTTTTGCGATCGCGAGATTAAACGTAAAGTAAAAAAAGGTCGCGAAGAATTAGAAAGATTATTGAATGAAGTTTTTGAATAGGAGGAATGAAAATGAACAAATTAATGAAATTATCGATGGTGGCTGCCCTAACTTTAGGGTTAGTCGCTTGTGCTAAAGCAGAAGAAACAGAAGAAAAAGGAATTAAAATTGGAATGGTAACAGATTCGGGGACAATCGATGATAAATCGTTCAATCAAGGAACTTGGGAAGGTGTGTTGGAGTACAAAGAAGATAATCCAAGCGCAGAGGTTCAGTATCTAATGCCAACAGGTGAGACGACACAGGATTATTTAGAAGCGATTGATAATTTAGCGATGACTGGTGTAGAAGTGATGGTATTACCAGGATTTAAGTTTGAAGAGGCGTTAGGAGTAGCGCAAGAGAAGCATCCGGACATCAAGTTTGTTGCGATTGATGCTGAGCCACTTGTAGGTGTTGACGATCACGGGAACCCTAAGTATGAAGTTGCAGATAATACAATTTCGATTTTCTTTGCCGAACAGCAAGCATCGTTTTTAACAGGGATTGCGACAGCATTAGAGACTCAAACAAAAAAAGTCGCATTCTTAGGTGGAATGGAAATCCCAGCGGTTCAAAAGTTGGGTTGGGGGTTCGTTGCAGGGATTGCGTATGCTAACAATTGCTTAGGAACAAATGTAGAAGTGACAGATTATATCTATCAAGGGACATTCACGGATTTAGACGCCGGGAAAGCTATCGCTGCCGGAATGTATGACAAAGGCGTTGATGTTGTATTTGCGGCTGCTGGTGGTGTCGGTGTTGGCGCAATTAACGAAGCTAAGACAAGAGCCGAAGATGGAAACGAAGTCTTTATTGTAGGTGTCGATGTAGACCAATATGACGAAGGGCTATTAACTAACGGTAGTTCAGTGATATTAACTAGCGCTATGAAATATCTAGGGCAAGCAGCTTACGAACAAATTAACGCCTATGCTAATGGCGAGTTTGAGGGTGGACGTACGATTTTAATGGACGTTAATGCGAATGGTGTTGGACTTCCGAGGGTTAATCCTAACTTATCAGATGAAACGATTAAGCAAGTAAATGAAGCTGCAGAAATGATTAAAACAGGAGAAATTGAAGTTCCTAAAACAAAAGATGGTTTGATCTCGTTTTTAGAAGAGATGGATTGCGATTTCGGGAATTTAGGTTATTAAAAAACTAATTTTAAATGGCAAAACAAACTGAAAAATTGAAAAAACGATTTGGTTTTTCAAGAAAACGAATGAGTATTATTAAAAATATAGTTTTAAAGGGGAATGTTTGTGGTGGTAGTTAAAGAATTGATAGAACAAAAAAAGATTGTCTATGGAAATTACAGAGTACAGTACATTGCTAAAAGACCAGAAGATAGTCATCGAGATTATCTGTCTTTATCAGATGATTTAAGTACAGCAATTAAAGAGTTTGAGAGCTTCAAATCAACTTTAAATAGCGAAGTTGCGGATAAATATATGATTATGAAGAGAGTAATTCGAGAGATAACGGAAGATATACCGATTGAAACAGTAGGTTAAAATTGATGATTTAAAGGGGGATTATATGAAAGTTAAAACAGATAATTATGAAATTTATAAAGGGGATTGTTTAGAAATGATGAAATCAATTCCCGATAAAAGCATCGACATGATTTTATGTGATTTGCCTTATGGAACTACTAAGTGTAAGTGGGATATTATCATCCCTCTTGAACCGTTATGGGAACAGTACGAACGAGTTATTAAAGACGACGGTGTAATTGTATTATTTGGTAGTCAACCATTTACATCTTTGCTAGTGTGTAGCAATATAAAATTATTTAGAGAAGAATTTGTTTGGGAGAAGGACTCTGCACCAAATTTTGCACAGGCAAATAAAAGACATATGAAATATCACGAAAACATATTATTGTTTTGCAAAAAAGGAACATATTTATACAATAAGCAAATGATACCGAGAGATAGCAGAAGGGTTGAACAAATGATTAAAAATGGAAATAAGCACTGGAGAAACAAAAAAGAAGAAGAGGTTTCTTTTGACTCTAAACGTGAAATGAAAGGGTTTGATACATACGATATAAACTTCAAAAATCCTAGTAGCATTTTAAAATTTAATAGAGTCAATTCAAAATCAAAAGACAAAACAATTCATCCGACACAAAAACCAGTGGCATTACTTGAATATCTCATTAAAACATATACAAACGAGGGTGAAATAGTTTTAGACAACTGTATGGGAAGTGGCTCAACAGGTGTAGCTTGTGTAAATACTAATCGTAAATTTATCGGTATTGAGTTAGACGATAAATATTTTGAAATTTCGAAAAGCAGATTAAACGAAGCTGTCGAAAAGAAAGAAGAATTATTAAAAGTGTTTGATAAAAGCAATTAAAATACAAATTTGAAAGGGTGGCAGTATGAGTCGTAAAGGTTCAATGATGGGATCGAGCAAATATGAGCTTGATCCCAATGGATTAGAAAGAGATGTAAAGCGCAAAGAAGAGGCTTTTAAAGGTCTATACGCTGAAATAAAGCAATTAATCATAGATAACTCAATTATTTATCAGAAATATTATGGTGGAACGATTGAGGGATTTTATGAAGAAGTAGCGAGAGAGTTTATTAAAGAATTGAGAGGCTATTAAGATGAAGAGTGATTTGAAAAAGATAGGTTTAAAGATAATTGATGGATTCAAATCGATATTTATTAGCTTTTTTACTGAAATCAGAGAAATGATTCGGTTTATGGCAAATTGATTAGTTGAAATCAGAATTTTAAGAGGGGGCATGAATAATGTCCCTTTTTTGTCACTTTTGTCGATGAAATATATGGTATTATATTAATGTGTCCGATATGACGACGGACGTGGTTGTTATTTAAGTATGGCATCGAATAATCTCAAACCTTTATCTGTGTGACATAACTCAAGAGTTGGGTTATCTCCATTGTGTCTATGAGCGAGGGTGTGACGAACCCTCATACGCCACTAAGAGTAATAGTCGGTGCAACTCCGGCAAGTGGCTAACATACTACTATAAGTTCTTGATTATCAATGCGGTCTGTAGTAAAGGAAGCATTAATTTCCTCTAACAGTCGGTGAAATCCGAAAGAGTGGTTAAGAGCCACTCCCAATATGCTCGACCAGGTTGGCGTTATTCCCTAAGCGGTAGGTTCGAGTCCTACTAGAGCAGAGTGAGCAGAACATAACATAATAATCTCCTTGTGAGTAATAAATTTAAGTTTGCTTTATCTTTAAGTCTCTCAAATGCCATGCTACGGTGTGGCAATATGCAAGTGTAGCTTATGTTAGTAAAGCAGAGGGTGAAGTTGGTGCAAATCCAACCACTTGCTAGTCTCCTTACATTCGTATTTAGTGTGTTTATGTAAAGTTGGTTTAATTCATAGTTGAATGATTCCTTTTCTAATTATTTTTTAATTTTATTTTCTACTTTTTTCTTTCTTTCAGTCATTCCCTTTCGGAATGGCTTTTTATTATGTATCAAGGTGGTGACAGTCATGGCGAAGTCTAAATATGAGACTCATGTTAAAGATAAGTTAATATTAGTTGAAGGTTGGGCGCGTGATGGCTTAACCGAGGAACAGATAGCGCATAATTTAGGAATTTCATATTCAACGCTTAAAGAGTACAAAAATAAACATTCGGCTTTATTGACCGCCCTAAAAAGAGGAAAAGAAGTGGTCGATTATGAAGTTGAAAATGCACTTTATAAAGCAGCAATCAATGGTAACGTGACCGCTATGATCTTTTGGTTAAAGAACCGCAAACCTCACGGATGGAAAGATCGTAAGGAAGCACAAGAGATTGAGTTACAAGCTAAAGAACTTGAACTTAAGGCTAAGAAGTTTGATTTGGAAAAACAGAAGTTAGATCAAGGCATCAGAGATGATGTGGCGATTAACATAAATATTGTCGGTGATGACAATGCAACTTAATATCCACGCTAGGACGTTTAGCGCCAAGTTTCTTCCGTTGCTAAATGATTATTCTCACCGATGGGAAATTTATAAAGGAAGTGCCGGAAGTGGCAAAAGTCATTTCATCACTCAAAAAATTATTATTAAAGCGTTAAGAGAAAAGCGCCGAGTTATGATTTGTCGCCGTTATGGAACAACAATGCGTAACTCGGTTTTTAAGTTGTTTAAAGACGTAATAGAGTCATTTAAAATCACTCATTTAACGCGTATCAAAGAAAGTGATATGAGCATTACGCTCCCCAACGGTAGCGAGATCATCTTTGTTGGATTAGACAATGAGGAAAAGTTGCTTTCTATCGCTGGGATTACAGATGTTTTTATCGAAGAGGTTTATGAAGTTCCTAAAGAAATCGTAGACCAGTTGAACCTTCGTATGCGTGGGAAAGCGCCGAACCAACAGATTTACATGGCGTTTAACCCGATTAGCGCTAAACATTGGTTATATGACTTTTGCGAGGGTTCTACAAGACCGGAAAGTTCGATTTATTCGCAATCTACATTCAGAGATAATCCCTTTTTACCGGATGAATATGTTAAGGCTTTAGAGGATATGTATCGCACGAATCCTAATAAGGCTAGAGTGTTCTGTGATGGTAACTGGGGAGCGGATGTTGAAGGTCTTGTGTATAAAAATCACATTTTAAGCGACTTTGATATTAATGAATTGATTAAGCAAGGGTTAGAAGTCAGAGTGGGCATTGACTGGGGATTTGTTGATCCTACAACGGTTGTTGTCAGTCTGTTTGATAAGCCGAAAAAAGAAATTTATATCATTGGTGAGTTTTATAAGCGCGGTGCTACCTTAGAAGAAATCAAGGATGGCATTATCCAGTTGGGTATCAGTAAACAAAAAATGTATTGTGATGGCGCTGAACCGGATAAAGTGGATTACCTCAGAAGAAATGGATTTAATGCAGTGAGCGCCAAAAAGGGTGCTGGAAGTGTTAAAGCCGGTATTTCTTTCTTACAGGATATGAAGATTATTTGCCATGAATCGTGCGTCAATGTTGCTGCTGAACTAGAGAACTATGTGTATCTCAAAGACAAAAAGACCGGTCAGTATATAGAAGATAGCTACGATCATGACTTTTCTCATACGATGGATGCTCTTAGGTACTCATACAGTGATTTATACAGTGCAGCACGATTAACATCAGCTAAGTTAATGCTAGGTATTTAAAATTTAGGTTTTAATAGGTATCAAATCAACACTCTAGACATATGATGTATTGAATATGTTATGGGGGTGCTGATATGGCTTATAAAAACGTAAATACACGCAAGACAAGACGCGTGATGAGCGCTGATTGCGATGATTTAAAAGGTGTTAATCAAGATAATCTAGAATTGATTGAGGATTATCTAAGCTACATGAAGGGTACAGGAAAAGCCGATACCACATTAACGGTGTATCGGAGTAATTTGAATATTTTCTTTGTGTGGTGTAAAAATTATTGTAAGAACAAAGATTTTGCAGAAGTTAAAAAGAATGATTATCTAAAATTTCAGACGTATATGGTGTCAGAGAATTTATCGCCTGCTCGTATTCGGAATGTAAGAGCGACCTTATCCAGTCTTAGTAACTATATCGAAACAATGTTAGATGAAGAAGAGAAATGGGCAAATTTCCGTAACATCATCTTAAAAATCGAAGCGCCTAAGATGGCTAAGGTACGCGACAACACGATATTATCAGATGAGCAATGTCAAAATTTCTTAGATTTACTGGTGGAACAGAAAAAATATCAAAAGGCTTGTGCTTTTGCGTTGGCTTGGGCATCCGGCAGACGTAAAAGCGAGTTAGTGAGAATCAAACACACTCATATTAAAGATGAAAATATCCGCATGGATATGTTCTACAAGACGCATGAGAAAGTTCGCACTAAAGGACAAGGAAGAAATGGTAAGATGATCTACATCTATGTATTAATCAATAAATTCAAACCTTATTTTGATTTATGGATGGAAGAACGCCATCGCTTAGGCGTTCCGGATGAAATTGAAGAATTATTCGTATATAAAGATAAACAAGGCAACTGGCAACCGATGAAGGCTCAAACGTTATCGACTTGGGCGTTGTCGTTTGGTAAGGCGCTAAATGTTAGTTTCTATTTTCACTGTTTAAGACATAATTTCACGACTGAATTAGGTCGCTTAGGCTTTCCGGCTGAATTAATTCGTCAGATTGTCGGCTGGGAATCGGTTGAAATGGTGTCGGTCTATGATGATAGAGACGTTGATGATTTACTAGAAGATTTTATGAATAAATTAAAGGTCGCTGTTTAGGCGGCTTTTTTGTTGTTCTTAAAGTCGATTAAAATTCGAGTTTTAGGAGGTGGGCAAATGACAGTTATTACAACAAACTCAGAGTATATTGCGTTAGAAGAAGCGTTAGAACTTATTACAGAACATCGCTATAAGACTAAAGGGCGTTATCAGAAGTTAGAGAATTATTTCATCGGAAAGCATGATATTTTAAACCGAGTGATGGAAGATAGTTCGAAACCCAATAACAAGGTAGTCACAAACCTTCCTAATCATGCGGTCGGGATTCGCGTAGGTTACTTTAGTGGTGAACCTTTAACCATTACAAGTGAGAATGACGCAGAAACGCAAGTTCTTAATGATATCTTAGAGTATAACGACTTCCAAGATGTTAATAGTGATTTAGATGAAATGTCATCGATTCATGGTACAGCTAATTTAGTGCTTTGGATTGATGAAGAAGGATTTATTCGTATGAGTCCTTTAAAACCATCTGAAAGTTTTGTTATTTACGATAATAGCATCAAACAAGAGCCGATTGGGGCGGTTATTTATCGTGAGTATACGTCTAATAATCAGACATTTACAGAAATCACAATTTATAACAAAGATATGATTCGCTACTATAAAGGGGACCTTCAAACGCCGGTTTTAATGGGCGAGGAGCCAAACTTCTTTGGTGACATTCCGATGATTGAGTTCATGGAAAATAAACATCGTAGAGGTTCATTTGAGGATGCGATTAGCATTGTTGATGCGATTGAGAATATCATGTCATCAAGTGTTAATGAGATTGAATATTTCGATAATGCTTATTTATTACTTAAAAATCTAAGTGCGACAGATAGCGAAGATATCGCGGATATGAAGAATAACCGCACTTTATTAGTTGATGGTGACGGTGACGCATCATTCTTAACTAAGACAGTGAGCGATACATACATTCAGAATATGTTAAACCGCTTAACAAACGACTTCCATAAGTTAACAGCTACACCTAACCTTACGGATGAATCGTTTGCGGGGAACGCTTCGGGAGTGGCTTTGTCTTATAAAATGTTTGGACTGGAAAAACAGATGAACAAAAAAGAATCTAAATGGCGTAAGTCAATTCAACGAATGTTAGAGTTGATCGTCAATGTCCTAAATATGCGAGGCCAAAATATTGATTATCGAAATTATAAAATTACTTTTACGCGTGCTTTACCTCAAAATGTTACTGAGATTGCACAAATGGTTACATCACTTAATGGAATTGTGTCGAATGAAACGTTGTTGTCCTTATTACCATTCATCGAGAAACCAAAAGAAGAGTTAGATCGTGTGAATAGCGAAAAGGAAGCAGCTTTCGAAACATATTCATTCCCGATGAAAGATGAGCCAGTGACGGAAGATGAAGAAGTTTAAAAACACTGTTTTAAAGGGTGATAGGATTGAGCAAAAAAGACGATAAATACTGGGGGCCTTTGAGCAACAAATCCTATTGGCTCAAACGGTCTGAGGAACTGGATAAAGTCGCTAAAATGACCGAAAAAGAAGTCATGAAGAAATTATCCGCTTTATATCGTGATGCTTTCAGGAGTATTGAAAAAGAGGTTAATGACTTCATGATGAAATATGCAGTAGATCATAAACTCGACTATGCGACAGTGACTCAAATGCTAACACCGATTGATTTAGCTGAATATAATCAGAAAATCGAAGAATTGTACGCGATGTATCGTGACACTGGCTCGGAGTATATCAAGATAGAGATTGATAGACTCAATGCACGTGCTAAAATTACGCGATTACAGGCGTTACAAGACGCGATAAATGTGGAACTGACTAAAGTTACTCATGAGTATCAAATGACGCTAGAAGATACGTTAATCGGTTTATTTACTGAACAATATAAAGAAGTGAGTGAACTGTTGGGAATAATGGCTCCCGTTATTAATCGCGAAGCAATAAAAACAATTATTGAATACCCTTATGCCGGGAAGATGTTCAGCGATCGCATATGGGATAACAAAGACGCTCTTGTAAAGCATATCAAGCAAAACTTAACCGCTGGTATTATTCGTGGTGACAGTATTCAAAAGATGTCTAGGCAGTTGAAAAAGGACTTAAATGTACTTTATTATCAAGCCGAGCGCCTTGTGCGTACTGAAACGAATTACGCCATGAATCAAGGGCATTTAAAAGGCTATGCAGATAGCGGAGTTGTAGAGAAATACGAGTTCTTAGCTGCTATCGATAGCCGTACAAGCAAATTATGCAAAAACCAGAATGGCAAGGTCTACAAACTAAGCGAAGCAACGGTTGGCGTGAATTATCCCCCCGTCCATTGCAATTGCCGCAGCACTGTCATTCCCGTTTTAGAAGATTGGTAATTAAGGTCGTTTAAAAACGGCCTTTTATTATACTTAAAATTATTTGCACTACCTGGGCAAAAGCACTTGTAGGGCATAAAGGAGTTATAAGAATGGAAATTACAAAAGAACAAGTTTTATCTTTCTTATCTGAAAACCAAGAAGTTATCACAGAGGTGTTAACAGCAACTCATATTGAGAACTACTTACAAAATTCAGAAGGACAAAAGTTAATGCAACCGAAACTAGACAAGTATTTCAATAAAGGTCTAGAAACTTGGAAGCAAAACAATTTAGAGAAGTTAATCGACGAAGAGATCGCGAAACGCTACCCGGAAGAAACGCCGGAGATGCGTAAAATCAAAGAATTAGAGCAAAAGTTAGCTGAAAAAGAGCGTGAAGCAGTACGCAAGGAATTAACAATCAAAGCCCAACAATTAGCAAGTGAAAAAGGATTACCAGCGGATTTAGCGGCTTATTTCATCGCAGAAAACGAAGAATTAACGATTGAAAACATCGAAAAATTCGATTCAGCTTATAAATCACACTTAGACAATGCAGTAATTGAACGAACAAAAGGTACGACACCGAAAATGACTGCATCGCAGTCGCCAAAACCAAAAGACGTGAAGCAAATGACGTTTGAAGAGTTTGCTAGGTCACGTCAAGAAAATTCTAATTAAAACGGAGGTTTTAAACATGACAGCACCAACTAAATTATCAAACTTATTAAACCCACAAGTAGTGGCAGAGTACATCGACGCTAAATTAGTGGACAAAATCAAATTATCACCTTTAGCAGTAGTCGGAACAACTTTACAAGGTCGTCCGGGTAACACATTAACAGTGCCAGTGTGGGAATACATCGGAACTGCACAAGATTTAGCTGAGGGAGTTGCTGACGTACCAGTAGTATTAAACTCTGACTCTGAAACAGTTCAAGTTAAAAAGGCTGCTAAATCAGTATCAATCACTGATGAAGCTATCTTATCAGGACACGGAAATCCAGTATCAGAAATCGCTGATCAATTATTATTATCTATCGCTGATAAAATCGAAAAAGATTGCTATACAGCTTTAGAAACAGCAACTTTAAAACACACTGCAGCAGTTAGCGCAACAGCTATCGCAGATGCTATCGGAAAATTTGGTGAAGATTTAGATGAAGAAATGCGCGTATTCATCAACCCACAAGAGTACACTGCTATTCGTAAAGGCGCTGAGTTCGTTCCTTCTTCAAACGTTCAAGGAGCTATCGGTGGTTCAATCGGATACATCTACAATGCAGCAGTTGTTGTATCTAACCGTGTGCCACAAGGGAAAGCATACATCGTTAAACCAGGTGCATTAGGAATTGAATTAAAACGCGACACTAATGTTGAATCTGATCGCGATATCTTAGCAAAAGTTAACGTTTATGCCGTAGACAAACATTACGCTGCTTACTTACGCGACAAAACTAAAGTAGTTAAAATCGCTGCTGAGTAATTATCGAGGGCCTAGAGCCCTCTTTATTTTTTAAAGGAGGGGTTTAAATGGGGTTTGCGATGTTAAGACGACATTTACAAAATGTTGAGCAAAAAGTTGCTGAGGAAAAGAAAGCAACGAAAAAGCCTTCAACTAAGAAGGTGAAGAAATAATGATTGAAAATGTATTGCTTAAATTAGGGATTTTAAACGACCATACACCGGAAGAATACAGCCGAGTGGAGTTGTTTGTTGAAGATGCAGAGCGTGCGATTAAAATTGCTATTCGTAAATCATCAGTTCCAAAAGAACTTGAGTGGATTTGTGAAGAGATGGCAGTTGTTAGGTATCGTAAATTTGGATCAGAAGCAGCAAAGAGCGAGACTGTCGATGGTTATAGTGTGACATTCGTAGATGATATGATCGCACCATATAAAACAATTTTAGACGATTACGTTGCTTCGGCTGGCAGAAAGTTGAGGACGTTATAATGATTGACTCTAAGGTTGAAGTGTATAAATACAAGCCTATTGTCGATGGCTATGGTGGCTCTAATTTAGTTCCTGTTAAGTCTAATGAGTTACGAGGTAAATTTATACCTAAGGTGATGAATGAAGATGTTACAGGGGCGAAAAAAGGCTTTAAAATCCAAGCTAAACTTATTTGCGATAAAAGATTTAATCCAGCGGACGGTCAATTAATTAAATATGATGGATTAATGTATTCAATCATTGGGATTAAAGATATCCTTTCGAAGGGCAGCGTTTTGGAGTTGGTTGTCAATGGGTAAGGTTGACTTTCAAATTGATGCGACGGAGTTTTTGAAGAGTTTGGATCAATACGACAATCACGTCACAAATGGCTTGAAAGATGCAATCAAAGAGTGCGCTTTAGCTATTCAGAGTGATGCAAAGAGGAATTGTCCGGTTGATACAGGACGATTAAGGATGTCCATAACATCTGACACATCAAACATTAATAATTTTGAAGCAAGTGTCGGAACGAACGTAGAATACGCGACTCACGTTGAATACGGTACACGCAAACAGTCGCCGAAGCCTTATTTAAGACCGGCTTATAACAAAAATGTGGCTAAGCTACAGACGAAGATTAACAAGGTGCTTGGAGGTAAATAAGATGGACTTAGAACTTCAAAAAGCATTGTATGAGTTATTTAAAAGTAACTTAAAATTCCCGTTTTATGATGGTTTAAGAGATGAAGTTTATCCATATGGGGCCTTTAGCTACACAGAAGATAGACCTCTAAACACTAAAACATCAAAAGGGAATGAGATTTTTATTCAAGTAGACCTTTTTAGCGCCTATAACGGGCAGAAAGAGGTTAAAGAAATGGCTAACTCAGTCATTAATCTGTTTAGCGATGTTGTTCCTGTTGGGAATGGGGAAGTCGCTAATTTAACAGATTGGTTTAAACGAATCCAACGTGAAGATGATATTTATCATGGAATATTAGAGCTCACGTTCGAAATTTACTAGGAGGTGGCAATATGGCTGCAATTAAAGGATTAGACGTACTTATTAAAGTTGGTTCGCAAGTGGTTGGTGGACAACGTAATGCTTCTATCGAATTATCAGCAGAGTCTATCGACACAACGACAAAACAAAGCGGTGGTTGGTCAACTAAGACTGCTGGGGTTAAATCTTGGACAAGCTCATGCGATGGGGTTTATTTCATCGATGACGCTGGGATCAAAGCAGTTTATACGGCATTCGAAGCTGGTAGCGAGATTGATTTAGAGTTCTCTAATGAATCTGGTGTTTATCACAAAGGTAAAGCAATCATTACATCAATCAGTGAAGAAGCTGGGCAAGATGATGTCGTATCTTACACAATGAGCTTTGAAGGAACAGGCGCTTTAGATAGCACAAAAGAGTAAATTAAAAAGGTGGTTTTAAAAGATGGTTGATGGGTTAATTACTGTAAATGGTAAGCAATACTTCATTAAATACGATATGAATACAATTTGTGAGATGAAATTGGATGGGTTGGATGTTATGGCATTATCGACTGGTGAGCTAGAATTAGACTTCATTCAATTACGCTCACTTTTTTATTATGGATTAAAGAAAATCCAACGCGACCAAATTAAATCAAAAGAAGATGCCGGGAATGTGATGTCTGATTATTTAGAGTCAGAAGGTAATATTGAAGATTTAACAAATGTGATGGTTAATGCTTTAGTTCGTTCTTTGGGATTCAAAGAGGGAAAGTAGATAGTGAAGAAAGTGCCGAACCGTTCGAGTTATCGGACTACATCGACCATCTATACAAAATCATCGTTGGAGATATGAAAATGTCTCCTTCTTCTTTTTATTCGATGTCTTTAAGGGAGTGCGACATGGCAATCGAAGGCCATTTCGATGCGATGAAGCGCGACTATCATCTGAACTTCTTATCAGTCTATAACGCTACTGGTTTAATCCAGGGTGGTAAGAAATTCAAAGAGGTTAACCCATTTAAAGATGAGAAGAAGAAAAAGAAACCGACCAAAAAAGAGCGTGACGAAACGCTAGAGTTTTTAAAATCGAAAATTTAACGGGTTGGGGGTGAATAAATGGCAGAAACGTTAAGAGATTTAACGGTCAAAATCAAACTTGATAACGCTCAATTCAATAGCGCGATGAACCAAACCAAAGGAACGGTCGATAGCACATCTTCTAGCATCTCTAGTAAGCTAAAAGGGATTGCTACAGCGGTTGCTACAGGGTTTGCGGTTAAAGCGGTAGTTGGTTTTGGTAAAGAGTGTTTGAGCGCGGCAGCAACGCTCGAAGAGATGGAAAATAAATTCAACGTTGTATTTGCAAACACAGGTGACGCTATGACCGCTTGGGCGAATGATTATGCGGATGCCATCGGTCGTTCATCTACTGAAATCCGCACGGCAATCAGCAACCAAGCCGACTTAATGATTGGTATGGGGATGTCAGAAGAGGTAGCTGGCGACTTATCTAAAAAATACACTGAATTAGCTTACGATTTGGCTTAAATAAAACAGGTCAATTAAAACCTCTTTAATTCGGGGGAGGTCTTATTTACACACAAAATTTAATAATGTTTATGATAAAATGTTATTATGGATATTATTGGTGTGTAGTAAGTAAATAAGATAATCCCGAACCAAGTCCGCATCTGCGGAAAGGTGTAACGACTATCGAAACAGCATATAAAGACAGTTAATAGCTGTCTTTTTTATATGGAATGGAGTAGAGTACAGCGTAAGCGATTGACGTTGGAAACGGGAGGGAATGGGATACCATTTAAGATATAGTCTAATCTATACGGTGACGTATAGCAGTTCATAGGAGAACGGTGTCGGTGTAGCGAACCGATACGAATATAAATGAGTTTTAATAACGTAAACGATGCGACAGCCCTTGAAGCCATGACGAAAGCTATGTTTGGTGAGACCGAAATGGCTAAACAATTAGGGCTCAACCTATCAGTTACAACTATGCAAAATAGTGAGTACGTCAAATCGTTGGGTAAAAAGTGGGACGCAATGACACAGGCAGAAAAAGCCGAAGCGTATTATCAAGAAGCATTAAAGCAATCGGTAAATGCTATCGGAGATGCTGAACGTTCAAGCGGATCGTATACTAATCAGATGAAACGATTAGAATCCGCTAAAACGCGCTTATATGAGGTTATCGGGACGCAATTACTTCCGATTTTCACACCTTTAGTGACGATGATGGGGGATATTGTGAACAAAGCATCCAAGATTATCGAAGCCTTTTTTGGAGTTTATAATTCCACTGGCTCTTTATCAGAAGCCTTTGAATCCGTAGGAGTTAATATTAGCGGTTTACAGGCTATTTGGGAAGCTATGAGCACATTCCTTAATGACACTTATCAAACCATGATTTTGCCGCTGATAGACGGTTTTAGAGAAATGTTTAACGATATGGCTCAAAAATTTGCAGATAATAGTGGGAAAATCGAAAGCTGTTTTGAAAATGTGGGGGCAGTTATCAGTGATATTTGGTCTAGTGTGATTCAACCAGTGTGGGACTTTTTCATGGATTATATCTTTACGTTATGGGATATATTCAATGAAAATATCGGAAACGTATTGAGTTTATGGGATACGGTGTCACAAGCGATTAAATCGATATGGGAGAACCTATTAAAACCGGTATTTGAAAAGGTTATGGAATGGGTTCGTAAATTATTTGATAAATTCAATGAGTATATGCCGGAGATTCAACGGGTTGTAGACGAAGTGTTTGGAATGATTAAGTCAGCGTGGGAAACGGCACTTAAACCGGCTTTCGAAGCGATTGGTTCATTTCTTGAAAACGTATTATTTCCTGTCTTTGATGCAGTGTTTACTTATGGGATTATGCCGGTTGTAGACACGGTATTCCAAACTATTATTAAATTATGGGACAACTCTTTGAAACCGATGTTTCAAGGTGTTATAGACTTCATTGGTGGAGTGTTTACTGGCGATTGGAGACGCGCTTGGCAAGGGGTTAGCGATATTTTCGGCGGCATTTGGAATGGGTTAAAAACGATTGCTAAAGCGCCACTTAATGCGATTATTAACATGGTTAACGCGTTAATTGGTGGCCTTAATAAGATTAAGTTGCCGGACTGGGTTAAAGAAAAGGTAGCTCAGTATAAAGATGGAGAATTCGGTGGAAGCCTAAGTAATAATATTGTTCATAAAATCAAAAAGTTGTATAATGTTGTTAGGGATAGGAAATGGAGTAGCTACCTTTCCGAAAAGAAAGATTCAAGCACTTTCTTCCCGTTTTTCAATTGCTTGATAAATCAATTTTGCTTGGGGTTGATTAAATGGAAACTAAAAAATGCACAAAATGTTTTGTAGAAAAACATATAAGTGAGTTCAGAGTTCGCCGCAACAAGTATGGTGAGTATCTAAATAGTCAATGCAAGTATTGCGAAAACCATAGGTACAACCACATTTGCCAACAATGCGAAAAGCATTATTCTAGCAAAAACAAAAGCAGCAAGTATTGTTCTAGACGGTGCGCAGGCGATGCGTTTAGTAAAAAAATAACGTATAAGTGCGAAAATTGTGGGAAAGAACACAGTGTCAAACCATATATTTATAACAGATCGACTCATCATTATTGTTCAGACAAATGTCACAGAGAACATAAACCGACTTGGTATAAAGGATCTTTGATTTACAATTTCAATCCTAATAGAACAAACGAACAAAGAAAAAAAGAAAGAAAAACAAATAAAGACGCTGAGTTTATAAATGGCGTAAAAAAAAGAGACAATTATACTTGTGCTTGTTGCAAACAAAGAGGCGGAGTTCTTGTGTCTCATCATATAAATTCTTATAATTGTTACCCAAACGGGAGGTACGACATTGATAACGGCATAACTCTTTGTCAAAAATGTCACTTGGATTTCCATAAAAAATATGGATTTGGGAATAACAACGAACAACAACTTGAAGATTTTATTTCGAATTATTATAAGGTAATACCGAGCCGAGCCTAGTAGAAATATTAGGAAGGTGTAACGACTAGATAAAGTAAGCTAAGTAATAGGCACTCGAGAGAGAGTGTCTTTTTATATGCAGAAATATCCACGAGAACCATCTACCTTTACAAAAAGGTAAAGATATAGTCTGAACTATATAGAAATATATAGAGGCTAGGATAAAGAGCCTAGCGATAACAAATTTGACCTGGTATAGGAGGCAAAGGAATCAACATCCCTAAAATCCCAAGACTTTGGAAAGGTTCAAACTATACGCTTGGCGGTTTAACGCTTGTAGGTGAACAAGGGCCGGAGTTAGTCAATATGCCGCGTGGGGCATCCGTCACTCCAGCACATAAGACTGAGCAGATGCTTAATAATGCGAGTAGTCCGGTTGAAATCGTGCTTAAAATCGATAATTTCTATAACAATACAGCGAATGACATCGAAAAGATTGCAGATGAATTAACTTATTTAATTCGACGCAAAAAAATAGCATTAGGAGGTGTTTAGATGTATTTCACTTTTAATGGAACAAGTAGCGAAAGATATGGTTTAAAAGTAAAAAACTCTAACCACCTATCTAGACCGGCTAAAAAAATTGAATCCATTGCAATTCCCGGACGCACGGGGAATTTAATCATCGATGATGGTAGCAAAGAAAATCTTCAAATCGAACTAGAGTGCTTTGTTGACGCAAGAAGCAACGCTAATTTGCCTCAACTAGCCAAACAAATCGGCGCTTGGTTACAAGATCCAATCGGTTATCAGACGTTAACGATGTATGACGGGACAACATTTAAGGCAATTTGCACAAATCAGATTGATGTATCAGAGTTGATTGATAATTTCGCCGAAATATCTATTCGCTTTGATGCAACGGAGGTGACTTCATGATACCAACTCTATACGATAAGACCGGTGCGGTTAAAATCGGAGATTTAAACGACTGCATCGAGTGTCTGGTTGAAGAAGAACGTAACGGAATCTTCGAGTTAACAATGATTTACCCGGCTAATTCCTCTATCTTAGAGTCAATCGTTTACGATAATATCATTGTCGCAGATGCTAACGACTATCTTAAATCTCAAAAATTCCGCGTCTATAACACAAGAAAATTAATGGCTAATCGAATTGAGGTATGCGCTAGGCATATCTCTTTTGATTTAGTCCATGACTGGGTAGATGTCATTAGTATCGAAAATCAATCATGTGAGTATGCGTTGAATACTATCTTTAGAAATTCGCAATTTTCAAAGCATTTCAAAGGTCATTCAGATATCGTTAATGCTCAAAACTTCAAAGTGAATAAAGTGACTTGTCTCGAAGCTATCGGCGGTACAGACGGCTCAATCATTGACACTTACGGTACAGGAGCCGAGATTTTGCGTGATAACACAGATATTCATGTATTAAATCGACGCGGACACGATAACGACGTGACTATCGAGTATCGCAAAAACCTAACTGGGTTAGAGGTGGAAGAAGATACAACAGATTTAGTCACTCGAATCATGCCTTATGCTATTTATACAAATAGCAACAATGAAGAAGTTGAAGTTCGTGGAGATTTTATAAATAGTCCACTGATTAACAACTACGCTCATCCTTATGTTAAATACATAGATTATTCAGAAGAGTTTGAAGATGGCGAGGTTCCGACTAAGACAAAACTCAATGATTTAGCGACTAAAGAGTATACAATCAATAAGATTGATATTCCTAAGTGCAATTACAAAATCGAGTTTATTCCATTATCTAAATGCGCCGGATATGAGGGATTAGAAGATCGTATTAATTTATGTGATGTCGTGACAGTTAAAGACTCGCGTTATAACATCGATACACAAGCAAAAGTTATTAAAGTTGTATTTGATGTATTAAGAGGTCGGTATGACAGCATGGAGTTGGGGGAACCTAGAACGACTTTAGGCGATATCATCGGAGGAACGGGAGATGGACCAATACAAGGGCCACCAGGACCACCGGGACCGCAAGGGCCAGCAGGTGCGGATGGAAGTATCGGAGATTTCCCACAAACATTGCCGGAAGTTCCTAATATCACCGCTAAAGTTTATGGATTTGCTAACATTGAATTGAGTTGGACATTCGAGAATAAGGTCTATTACTCATATGAACTTTACGCATCAAAAACAAAAGGATTCACGCCTAATGCCTTCAATTTAATTTTTAGCGGACAAGCTAGTACATACTTGTATCAAGCTGAACCTAACGAAACATGGTATTTCAGAGCGTGTGCCTTAAATACACACGGACAACGCACTGAATTTAGTGAAGAAGTTGAAGTTAGTACCGTTAAAATATCAGATTTAAGCAACTACGTTGAGTCAGCAGCAATCGGTGACGCTTTAATTGGGGAGTTGAATCTAGGCCGTGGATGGTACGGAGAACTCAGAGGGAATTATATCGACGCTCGACAGTTAAGTGTCACAAATGGAAACGGGGTTAGAACTTTAGACATCGACTCATTCGGTAATGTCAATTTTACGGATGTCGTTATTCAGTTGAACCATACGAACGGAAATAAATATTTTCTTTTAAATCACGATGGGATTGTTATGTTCAACCCAGCTAACGGAGTGCATCAATGGGGGAAAATCGCAGCGATCAACGGAAAATTTACTATCGGTTCAAACGGTAATTCGAGTGGTTTATCGTTAGGACACCATGTTAATCAAAATTATGCAGAAGATATTTTATGTGACTCTAATGGGGTTGTTCACATACAAAGACAGACAGAGCATAATGGGGTTTATTATAACAACTACGGTCAAGTGTTTATCCGACAATCGGGGCAAGGCGGCTGGGAGATTACTGGGCGTTCAGATTCGCAATCTATTAAACCGGGTGGAGCTAATCAAGGGGCTATAGGTTCGGACACTCAATACATTAACCAATCATGGATCGCCAATCGTCAAAACCCGTCTTCGCTTGAATATAAGCACTTATCGCATTATGTAGAGGACCTAGAGTGCTTAAAATTAGTAAGCGAGGTGCAACCAGCTCGTTATTTTTATAAGGAATATGACGAAGAAGGAAACGACATAACGACTTTCACCACTAGAACAAGTCAATTAGGATTAATTTATGAGGATGTGCGCGAGTGTGAAGGTCGCGACTTAATTACAAATGAGGAAGATAAAGCCATCAATTTATATAACATGGTATCGACCTTGTGGGGCGCTGTTCGCAACCTAAACAAAAGGCTCAACGAGTTAGAAGCAGAAAACCTAGATTTAAAGAGCAAATTAACAGCGGTCGAAGATTTATAAAATAAAAACGACGTTTTAAGCTACCGATAAGGTAGCTTTTATTATGGGGGTGCAAAATGGGCATTATAAACGTTAAATTTGATGTTTACTTTAAACGCGAATTAGGTACACTTTTTAAATCTAATGAAGTTGATCTAGACGGCTTAGAGGCTAATGTCAATTTAGATTTAGATTTAGTTGAAAGTATGAAAGTTAATTATCTAATTAACGGCAATAAACTTACTGATGATATCGCTATAAAAGATATTGAAAAAAGACTTATATTAATCCCTTTTAAATCAGAAGTTAGAGTTGCTGATACAAAAATTAAATTTGAAATTCAAGCCAATATGAAAAATGGAGACGTAAAAGTCTCTCAAACCTATGTGTATGACGTGGAAATGGGTATCGGAGAAGGAACACAAGTTGGAACAGGTGGAAGCGGAGACGGACACACTCATAACAACTTATCTACTTTACATAAAATCACGGAAGCTAAAATCAAAGCGTGGGACGCGAAATCTGATTTCAGCGGATCGTACAATGATTTAACGAACAAACCAACTATCCCGACAGTTGATGTGACAAAAGTGTACGTGGACAGTGAGGTATCTAAAAAGGCAGACAAAACTCATAGTCATAGTGAGTACGCGACACCATCTTACGTTCAAGAAAAAATCGCGGAAGCGAGTTTAAGTGGCGGTGAGGTTGATTTGTCAGCTTATGCTACAAAAGCTGAATTAAATACGAAAGCAGACAAATCCCATACTCACAATGAATTACACTCGCATAGCAATAAAATGGTGCTGGACGGAATTACATCATCAAAAGTAAATGAGTGGAACAATAAATCTACGTTTAACGGCGACTACAACTCATTAACTAATAAACCGGTTATTCCTAGTACAGAGGGATTAGCTACCGAAGGTTACGTCCAGGCGAAGATTGCAGAAGCGTCGCTTTCGGGTGGGGACGTAGATTTATCCGGCTACGCTACTATCGATTTTGTGACTCAAGAAATCAGTAGCATCGAGTTAACCCCAGGTCCTCAAGGTCCTCAAGGTCTGCAAGGGCTTAAAGGTGATAAAGGTGATAAAGGTGAAGTTGGTCCACAAGGTTTACAAGGACCTAAAGGAGATAAAGGGGATACTGGCGCACAAGGACCTCAAGGTGAGCGTGGCTTACAAGGTGAACAAGGACCTCAAGGTGAGCGCGGCTTACAAGGTGAACAAGGACCTCAAGGTGAAAAGGGTGAGCCGGGTGACGGTGGAAATGCGGAATCTGTTAATGGAATTTCAATCATGGTGCTAACTCAATCAGAATACGATTCATTGTCAACAAAATCTGAAACGACATTATACATCATTAAGGGGTGATAGCGTGGAAGTCATCTCGTCAATTTATAATTCCGGGTACAATATCAAAAAGTTTTATCTAGGTTCGCGAGAATTAAACCTAGCTTATTTAGGTAATCAAGTGATTTATGATGAAGTCATTGGTGACAATGATTTGAATTATATTCTTTATGAATTTTATGGATCAGATACGCTTCCTAATACAGTTGAAGCTCCAGTTAAAAGTGCAATTTTAAAGGGTAATACAAAGTATCGTGATATTGATACAGGAGATATTTTAGATACGTTCGATGAAACTAAAAATCTTGAATTAGTATCAGTTAAATTGCCTGTTTTAACGACTATTGGAAAGAATCTAATGAGTTCTTCTTTAAGATATGATGTTTTTTTAAATGGAAATGGATTAGAAAGTACACATTATCAAGACATAGTATCGAAAGAATTTATTCAAGTAGAGTCATCTACAAGTTATGGAATAACAACATTTTATCAAGGAGAAATGTTGAAACCACAAAATACATTTATTTGTGAGTATGACAACGGTAAAAATTTTATCAAAAGATTCAATGCCTTATCCGGTGTTTTTGCAACAGATATCAATACAAAATACATTAAGTTTTCTATCGGAGGCACTGGAATCCCTGGCGACATTGAAGAAAGAAAAAAAATTTTTATTGAATTAGAAAAAACCAAAATTAAACCCACAGCATACGAACCCTTTAAATCAAACATTTTAACGGTTAATGAAGAAGTTGAACTGCGTGGAGTTGGTGATGTTAAAGATGAATTGAATCTATTGACTGGTGAAATAACTCAACGTATTGTCGAGGTTGTGTTGGACGGTAGCGAAGATTGGTTTGCTGAAGACGATAGATTTACTTTAGAGGGTGTTGAGAATTTTTTACCAAATAGATGGAGTTTATTGTTATCGGATAAGTATCCCTCATACTCATCTTTACATTCCATAACTCAATATCCCTCTTACATTATGGGGAATGGATGGGCGCAAGGTTTTCATATAAGAGATGTAGCTTTATTTCCAAACCCTAAAAACCAATTAAGTGAGTTTAAAGAATATCTTTCTCAAAATCCGGTCACAGTTCAATATCAATCAGCAACAGAGTCGATTAAAACAGTTGATTTAACGATTGTGGATCAAGATGGAAAAACAATCAATAAATTAAACTCATTCAATGGGACGACTCATGTTTCAACAGAGGTAGCAGAGAATAGCGCCTATCCGATGGTATCGTTGGAGGTCGCGTCTGAATTACAAGCCGCTATGAGTAAAGTTACAGAAGATATTGAGTTGATAAAACCGGTTCAGAATGACATTGAAACTACCATCGATACTCAATCTAACGATATAGATTCGCTTTTATTAGCAACAACAGAATTATTTGAAATGTTTTTATAAGGGGGTGTTTGTTTGTTAAAGTTAAGTACGTTATCTAAAGAAGTAGCGAATTTAAAAAACGAAAATGGTAAATTGAAACAAAAAAATGAAGAACTAGAGTTGAAAGTCTTAGCAAATGGAGAAATGGCGATTTGCGCCATGATTGCTACAACGGAATTATTTGAAATGGCGTTAGCCATGAGCGAACAAGAAGTAGCGCTAAAAGCAGAAAAAAATAAAGGGGGTTCTACAATGGTAGAAGTATATGTGACATTAATTTTAAAAGGTAAAAAAACTTTAGAGCAAGTTCCAGCGGTTATCCGCCCACAAGTTGAGGCAATGCTACAAGATTTAGGAGCAATCGAATAAAAACTAAATTTTAATCGGTTCAACAAAAATAGGTCACTCTTTGAGTGGCCTTGTAATTTAAAAGAGGGGTAAAAATGGAATTAGTAACTTTAGAAGTCTTATTTATGATTTTTTTTGGTGCAATAGTAACTGATTTTATCACCGGTGTATTAGTAGCCGCTAAACAAGGGAAGTTAAAAAGCCGAACTTGTAGTAATGGGATGTTC